TTCTCTACCACGTTCTCCTACTGTTACTGGCATACCACCTCTAACAGAACCACCTTCTGCAAAAGAACCTTCGCTTCCAGTTAATGTTGTATTTATTCCAGCACTATCAAATGTGGCACCACCAAATAAACTAGCACCAAAACTTAATAAAGAACCAAATAATCCACCGCCATCACCACCACCAATAGCTTGTCTTTGAGATAGTAAGGCATTTTGTTTTACAATTTCTGCTGTTTGTAATTTAAGACCAGCTAATTTTAACCCTTCTCTAATTAATATTTCAATTTGAGTTGCTAATATATTTACTAAGGCATTTTGCACAGCAGATTTTAAAGCTTCTCCTAAAGACTTTCCTAAAACAATAGATTGTGCAATACCCTTTGAAAAATCTTTTATACCTTGATTAAGAGTTTGTACTACTACATCAGATGTTTTTTTAAGCTGATCTAAAGCTTCAGTATTAATTCTTCCAAACTTTTCTATAATTTCATCTAATATACTTGATTCTTTTTGTAAACCACTATTAGCATTATTAATTAGTTCATTCTTTTGCTGATTTTTTTCATTAATAGATTGTGTTTTTAAATCTATTTCATTTAAGAATTCTTTAATAACTCCATAAGCACCAGATTGTTTATTTAACTCACCTGTGTTTTTTTCTAAGAAGAATTTTTGATCGCTAAATTGTTCTACAAATTTTCTTTGTTGATCTAATAATGAACCAAGTGCTAATGCTATTAACTTTCCACCAGTTCCTAATAATAAAAATCCTATAACACCTAATTCTCTAACACCACTTGGAAGTGCATCTAAAGCTTTTAATAATCCTTCAATACCACTTGCTACAAACTTAAATATAGGTGCAACAGCATCAATAACTAAACCAGTTCCTAATAATAAACCTTTTATTGCTTTTGTTAATTGCTCTCCAAATGCTACAGCAAATTTTTGTAGTGTTGCACTGTTTTTATCTATGTTATCGTTTATTACTGATAATCCTGAACTTATAAAATTAAAGAAACCACCTTTGTTAATATCATTTTGAAATTTAACAAATGAGTTAGTAATCTTAGTTAGTGTTCCTTGAAATGTATTTGATAAAACATTAGAAGCTTGTGCAAATCTACCACCAGTCCCAAATACTCTAATAAAAGCTTCTTGTGTTGCAAATGCACTTACTTCAGCACCATTTTGAAATCCTAATAAACTAGCAATACCTTTGTCTTGGAAAAGTCTTGCTGAGTTAATTCCTTTAGTAAAAGCTTTTGATATTTGTTCAGCAGATGTTTGAAAATCTAATCCAGTTATTGCAGATACGTTACCAACTATTTGTAAGTTTCTTGCTAGTTCTTCTGAGTCTTTAGATACTACTGCTAAATTACCAGCAGAAGAAATTATATCTTGAAATGCAAATGGTGATTTACTTGCAAATGAATTTAATGTTTTAAATGCCTGAGAACCTTTTTCTACAGAACCAAATAAGAATGATAGTTTATTTTCTGTTAATTCTGCTTCGCTTCCTACTTTAGCCAAACCTCTTAAAGCAACTCCACCACCTAAACCAATTAAAGCATTTCTTAAATTAAATATTGAGTTTTTAATTTCAACGAAAGCTTTTGTAGCATTATCTATAACATTAAGTTTTATGTTTAGTTGCTGATCTGCCATTATAAAGTTTCTCTTTTTCTGCCTTCACTTTAAAGTAAGCTATCCAATAATAAAATTCGTCTTGTGTCATAAGACAAATTTCTTCTATACTTTTGTTTAATTCCTGACCAAGAGCAAGTATAGAATATAACTCTGTATCAGTTCTTACTTTTTTTCAGCTTCCTCGTAAGAAACACCATTCAACATTTCTGTTGCTACTCTAGCTATAACATTTGCATCAGCATTATTCAATAATGTTAGCTTGTCATCTAGCTTAAATAATTTGTTTCCTTCTGAGTCTTTTGCTTTTAAAACGATTGCATCTACCAATACTGCTAGATCATCATTCTTAGCACCTTTAAATAGGTTTCTTTTTTCTCCTAATGTAAATGGTGAGCAGTATATTATTAAAGGTTTGCCTTCCTCGCCCCACTCAGCTACCTCAATCTTTTTAATGCCTAAAGATTCAAATTGTGCCTTCACTCTATCTATTACGTTCATATCTTCCTTTTTTAATTAATAATTAATTACGCAGTTCCAAGTGTTAATACACCTGTTCCAGTAAATGTTACTTCAGCTTCTACCATTCCATCAAAAGATGCAGATATATTGCTACCTGTAATGATTGCTTGACCATAGTAATATTTATCACCAGATGAAGCACCTTCAGGGTAAACTTTTAATGCTATTTCAGTTCCTAAAACTAAAAGTAATTGACCAGCATCAGCTTCATCAAAAAATAATGACGCAGAACCAGACCAACCTTTTAAAGCACTTTTATAACTTCTTGAAGTATCTCCCATTGAAGTATCTTCAATAGTGTCAGCAGTTTGTTCTAAAGTATAACTTCTAAGTTCGCCTACTACTGTAGTGCTAACTTTAATCGTTCCTTCTGAACCAGTATGAGTTGCCATGTTGTTTTCCTTGTTTAGTTAATGTTAAGGTGTGCCAGAAGTGTATTGGTACATTACTCGCACTACCATTCTGATACCACCTATTGGAAACAAAACACCTTCATCAGTAGAAACTTCTACTACTTGAGTTTGTTTTGCATATCCACCTCGTGTTCTATCAGAATTTAGTCTAGTTTCAATCGTAGTTATTAACTCATTACGTTTTGTATCAATATTTGTTGGAGTTCCTTTTACATATCCTACAATTACATAATCAGCAGTTGCTTGTCTTGTAATAGTGCTTGAAGTCATTGTTTCATCTGATCTTACTTCGTTTCCTGATTGTACGAAACAAGCTGGATATTGTTGTTCAGACAATTCATCAACATTAAAAGGTTCTCTAGTAACCTTCTTTAAAGTTATTGGAGATGTACCAGTTGAAATTGCTGTTACTATATTAGATGCTATATCTTCTCGTTTACTCATATCTTACTAAGTTTTTTATATGTTTGCATAAATACATTCATTACTGGTTGAATCTCTCTTGCACCAATAGCAAAGAATTTACGTTTCTTTTGATTACCTAAAGCTTTAACATTTTGGAATTTATTTGCAAAATAAATAATAGCTTGTGTAGGTTGTGATCTTTGAGTTATGTTTGATAACATTTGACCAGAAAAATTAAGATCAGGATATTGTGTTTGTCTCCCAGCTTGTTGTCTAAATGTTTTATAAGCTTCTGTGTATGGTGGGAATGAATTACCATCTGCATTAACACCTCTTGCAGTTCTTTGTTTGATTAGACCCATTAAGAACTCAGCAGTTCTACCTAATGCAGTCTTAACTATTAGAGGTTGTTCTCTTACTTGTTTTTCAAAGTTTCTAGCAACTTGTAAAGAATTATCCTCAACAGTTATCTTCATCTAATTAGTTTAAGTCTATGATAAGGTGCTTTTTCTGCGTCTTGAATTGTATTAGAATCATCAGCATCATATTCAACACCATCTCTTAAAATAGACTCCATTTCATCAGCATACATTTGTTGATAGTGTTTCATCATAACTTGGAATCTATCTGGGTTATCATTTGAATTAAATTTAGTAAGTTGTGGACAAGCATAAAAACCTATTACTCTAAATACAGATGCTCTTTTAAACTGTGCATCAGTTAATAGTGTTGCGTCCATTTCAGTTGTGTTTAATATTGCTATATCTCTATAAGTTTCCTTTGAGTAAACTGGAAACCATTTAATTCTTAAATCTCTTTCAATATCTGCTCGTGCTTGTGCGTGGTAATCATTTGGACTTGTAAAACTTGCTATCCCAAATCCTAAAATATCTGGTTGGTAAAATGTTAAATCTGAATCTGTAGAAAAATTAGCCATAGTTAATTCCGTTTAGTTGGTGGGGCTTTTACACCCCACCGATTTATTAATTAAAGAGCTGTATCAACTTTAACTGTTACTCCGTAAGTGTCTTTAAGAACACCAGAACCAACAGTGATAGAAGCTACGATCTCAGTTGCTCTTAGAGACGCATCTCTTTGAGTTTCAACTTTGAAATCTTCTTTTAATGCCAATCCGATTGATTGTGGGTGAAATACTCCACCGAATGAATCGTCATATGCATCAATTGAAATGTTTGCGTTTTCAAAAATATCAATACCAGCAATTCTACCGATATATCCATTTCTTAAAGCTTCATTTCCAATATCAGAAATAGCATAACCTGAACTTGATGTTGTGTAAGCAGGTTGTGTTAAAGTTTTCTTTAAATTGAAAGTTGCTTTAGGGTGAAACACTGCGTAGTAAGGTGCAGGTACATTTGCACTTCTTAAAATCGCTTGTGCTTTGAAAAGCAAGTCAGCAGTTAGTTCAGTTCCAGCACCACCTTGATCGTTTGCAGATGCAAAGTCGTCTAGTAAACCAGCTAAATCTGTATCTACTTTTTTAGCGATTGCTTCACCGAATAATTTTCCGATATCAGCACCAACATTACGACTAGCTGAATCTCTAGCTAAATCAGTTAAAGTTGTCATAACACCAATTTCAGAAGCAGTGATAGTTGCTGAAGTTGGGTTTACTGCTGTATTAGATAAATCAGAAGCTTCGTTTACTGCTGAAGCACTGATTGTTGGGTACACAGGAACTTCAATAGTTTTACCTTGTCCACTTATTGGGTAAGTAGTTACAAGTGGTCTCATAACTGAAGTTTCTTGGAATGTGAATATAGCTTCTTGAGTTATATTCGTAAAAAGTTCACTTAGTGTTGAACTTGTTGTTTCGTTTGCCATAGTTTTTTATAGTTTGTTGTTGTTGTTAGTTATTTTCATTTTAAATATACCTTGTTCTCGTTGTTTCCTCATGTCAGCATAAACTTTTCTGTCATTAGGATTACTTAAATCAAGATCACCAATGTTTACTGTCTTTGGCGAAGAACCACCAATCTGTCCCTTGCTACCTGCACCTGATGGTGTAGATAAAACATGGTGTGGATTGTTCTTTAAATATTCGCTTACCAAATCATTTACTGTCATTGGTTCGCCTTTATCTGAGTATCTAGGAGTTCCATCTTCATTAATAACTTCAACAGAACCTTGTTCATTTAGTCTAACATTATTTCTAAGTAGTTGTTTCACTTCTGCTGGTTTAACAGCTTTCATGCCACTAGCTACATTTACTAATGTTTCGTCTATACGAATCCTTTTTAATTCAGATTCCAACGATTGAATTTTTGAATCCTTTTTTGATACTGTCTCCTTCAGAACTTTATCAAACTCGCCACGTTGTTTAGCGATTTCTAGTTCTTTAAGTTTCTTTTCTTCAAGTAACTTTTTGGCTTCTTCAATATCTATGCCATCAAGTTTATTAGAAACAGATTTTTTATATCTCTCTAATCTTCTTTGAACTATTTGTTCTAACTGCTCAGCAGTAAAAACTTTGTTCTCAGTTGAAGTTGTTTCAGAAACTTCGTTTACTCCAGCATTGTCTTGAGATGCTGTATTCTCAACCGACTCTTTTACTTTGTCGTTCATTGTTTGTTCTCCTTCTATATTGTTATAATTGTCAATTATCAAGGAAATTGTAAAAATGCAACAAAGTTGTTGCTAAAATGTTCTATTCTACTGTGTATTCAAATGTACCATCATCTTTTACAGTTCCCCATTCAGGGTCTACTGGTTGCCAATGATGTCTGCAATTATAACCACCTCTATCAATAAATGGGTCGCTACCTGATTTACCTTGCCAATCATTTTGCCATAATTGTCTAGCTTCTTCTTCTGTAAATATTTTGTTTGCGTGTTCTACACAGAAATCTCTACTATCTCTAATAATAGAACCAAAATAAACATAGCTAGTTAAACCTAATTCATCTGCTCTAAACTTTGCAAATTGACCATCAAATCCCATTAAAGCATCTTGTACTATTTGAGATGAATATACTGCTAGATTTGCACCTGTAACTGTAGAGCCATAAGATTGTTTAAGTTCATCTACTGCTGTTTTAAAATCTTCTGTATTTGTTTTCCCAGCGATTCTTTGTGCTTGAACAAAGTCCACAAGTTCCTTTTGTTTTCTAGTATCAGCTTGTTGATAGATACCATTAATTTTTGCTCTTACAGTTTCTACTACATCTGCAAATGGTTTACCTACTAATGTAGATTGATAAACTTCTTGTGCTAATGTGTTACTAAATTCTGTTGCTAGGTTTTGAAATTGTGTAAATGCTATTTTCTTTAACTGTTGAATAGTAGTTAAATCAGCTTCAGTTATTTGTTTAAACTCATTAGGAATTGGAAGCTTACCATAAGTTGCAACAATAGTTCCTGCGATCTTATCATAGTCATTTATGAATGTTTGAACTTTAGTAAGGTATAAATCTTCAATAGCTTTTTGTAGTTTTGGTCTAATCTCTATTGCAAGTCTTGTATTAAATAATGCACCTTCTTGTATAGGAAGTTCTGATACTAGTCTTACAACTTCTTTTTCTAGATTTTGTAAAGTATCTATTAATAGTTTTTGATGTTGCGTTTCTAAATTATTTACAGCTTTAAATCTTATTTGTTGTAGCTGTTGTAGTAGATCTTGTGCCACATTAAACTGTAGGTAAAGTTATTGGTTGTGGTTGAAACTCTCCTAGTGCCTGTGTTCCTTGTTCAATCTCAGCATCAATAATTACTAACTTCTCATCATCATCAATTACAGTTCTAGCTATTTGTTTATCTAGTTCTTTAGTGAATGTAGATGATTTAATATTAGAAGCTTTAGCTTGTTGTAATAATTCTAAGTCAGTTGCCCAGTCTCTAATGTCAAAAGTTGTAGGGTACATAACTTCTCCATCAAATACTGTTTCTTGCCATAGAGCATATAATCTCCAGATTTGTTCTTCAGCAAGTTCCATTAGTTTTGCTTTTTCAGCAAGTCTAGCATTTAATAATTGGAACTCAGTTCTTAATGCTATGCCAGATTGTATTCTCTCTCCTGTTGCTCTAATAGCACCTACATGAGATAATCTGTTTATAGATTCTATTTTGTGTGCGATTGATTTTAATACACCATCTAAATTACTTCCACTTGGTTGTAAGATATAAGGTTTTAAATTAGCATCAATATTATCAGGTATTTCAATTATAGAACCTGCACCACCAACAGCTTCAGTATCTCTTGTTTTAACTAAAGATGGGTGATTAGATATTCTAATGATTTGTTCAATCTCAGATAGTTCATTGTAAATAGATTTTTGTAAATCAGCTATGTCAGTTAAATCAGATACTCCTAAACCTCGCATAGGTGATCTTTGATTGTATAAAATAACTGCTGG